TACCTGCCGGTGCGGCGGGGTCCGCTCCTTCTTCGGGCGCGCCGTCCACCTGCACCCCCGCGATCGGGCGGCGTGATACCATAGCCCCAACAACCGCAATGGTGGTCGAGGCCGCCGGAGAAACGGGCAACCGTTTCGCCGGCGGCTTTGTTGTTGGGCGGCGATGGACGAGCGAACGGCACGAACACCTGAAAAAGAGGCCAAGGTGCTGCGGCGGCTCGCCCTCGGCTACTCCGTGTCGAGCGCCTGCCAGTTCGCCCGCATCGGCCGCACCTCGTACTACCAGTGGCGCAAGGATGATCCTGCGTTTGCCCTCGCCGCCGACGCGGCCATCGAACAGGGCACCGACCGGCTCGAAGATGAGGCGATGCGCCGGGCCATGCAGCGCAAGGACGCCAGCGACACCCTGCTAATCTTCCTGCTCAAGGGCCGGCGGCCGGAGAAGTTCCGCGATAACGCCACCGTGCGGCATGAGGGGAGTGACGGCGGGCCGCTGACCGTCACCGTCATTCGCGATCACGCGCCGGAGCCGGGCTGATGGTCGCGGCGATGCAGGAACGCCCGGCGGAACTGGCCGTGCTCGCCCCGGACGGCGGGCTCGACCGCTATTTTCACCGTGGCCAGTGGGCGGCGCACACCAGCACGAAGCGGTACGTCGTCGTGCTCGCCGGCACGCAGGGCGGCAAAACCAGCTACGGCCCGCACTGGCTGCTCCAGGAGATGCAGCGCAATGGGCCGGGCGATTATCTCGTGGTGACACCTACCTTCCCGCTGCTCGAAGTGAAAGCGCTGCCGGAGTTCCGGCGCCTGTTTGAGCAGCAGCTCCGGCTCGGCCGCTACCAGTCATCGCCGGTGCGCCAGTTCGTCGTCTCGGCGGACGGCGAGCGCACCCTCTGGGGGAGCGAGCAGCACCAGCCGACCCACGTCTACTTCGGGTACGCCGCCGATCCGGAATCGCTCGAATCGATGACGGCGAAGGCGGCGTGGCTCGATGAGGCGGGGCAGAAAACGTTCAAGCGGGGATCGTGGGAAGCGATCCAGCGCCGCCTCTCGCTCAATCAGGGCCGGGCGCTGATCACCACCACGCCGTATGACCTCGGCTGGCTCAAGCAGACCTTCTTCGATCCGTGGGTGGGCGCCAAGCAGCAGCATCCGGACATCGACATCATCAACTTTCCGAGCACGGCCAATCCGCGCTTTCCGCAAGCGGAGCTGGAGCGGGCGGAGCGCGACCTGCCCCGGTGGAAGTTCGAGATGTTCTACCTCGGCCGCTTCCAGCGCCCGGCCGGGCTGATTTACGACTGCTACGACGATGCCGTCGGCGGCCGCCATGTGATCGAACCGTTCGCCATTCCCGATGATTGGCCGCGCTACCAGGGCGGTGACTTCGGCGGCGTCAACACGGCGGGGATCTGGGTGGCGAAGGACCCGAACCGACCAGCAGACCATCCGAGGTTCTACGTCTACGCCGAGTACCTCGAAGGCGGGCGCACGGCGAAAGCGCATGCCGAGGCGTGGGAGCGGGCGCACGGCCGGCCGGATCGCGCCGTGGGCGGCTCGAAGTCGGAAGGTCAGTGGCGGGCGGAGTTCCGGCAGGCGCAGTACCCCATCCATGAACCGGACATCAGCGACGTGGAGGTCGGCATCACCCGGATGTATGGCGGGTTCAAGCGGGATGAGATTCAGGTCTTCTCAACCTGCACGGGGTTTCGCGAGCAGATGACCACCTACAGCCGGCCGCTCGATGCCAACGGTGACCCGATGGAAGGGATCGAGGACAAGGAGACGTTTCACTTCCTCGACGCCGGCCGCTACATCTTCGGGTGGCTCTACCGGAAACCGAAGAAGGCGAGGATCCACTGATGGGCCGGCTCACCGACTTCCTGCTGATGCGCAACCTGCCGGCGCACCGGGTGGACCAGGTCACCCGCGCCGAGATCGGCCCGCTCGAGCTGCGGGAGGCGAAGGCGACGTTGCAGGTGTCGCACACCATCGGTAAACCGCAGTGGGCCCGCCGCGAGCTCGGCGTCTTTGAGCGCCAGGCGTACCAGCGGCTGGCCCTGATCTTTCGCTGCGTCAACGTGCTGGCCAGCGCGATCGCGGAAGCGCCGCTGACGGTGCGTGATCCCAAGGGGGAGCCGGACGAGGGGCATGCGATCCGGTCGCTGATCACCTTGCCGAATCCGCAGATGGGCGAGGCGATGTTCTGGTACAACGTCGCCGTCCGCATGCTCATTTACGGGTACTGCGTGGTCGAGAAGGAGCGCTCGGCCGCCGGCCGCGTCGTCGCGCTCTGGCCGATGAACAGCGAGCTGCTCAAACCGGTGCCCCGCACGGACGGCACCCACGATTGGGAGTACCGCGTGCAGGGGCACCCGCCGGCGCTGCTCGCCGCTGAGGATGTGGCGGTCTTCCGGTTCGCGGAAACCGGCACCGGCGACCCGCGCGGCATCGGGCCGCTGGAGATCGCCCTGCGCGAGTGGAGCCTGCTCAACGCGATGCAGGATTACCTGAAGGGCTTCTTCGACGCCGGCGCCCTGCCGGTCTACGGGCTGGTGCTCGATCCGGAGGCGGACTTCACCGAAAACGAGGCGAACCTCATCCGCGAGATGTGGGTGGAGCGGACAACCTGGCGCAACGGCGAGCCGCCCAAGCCGCCGATCATGGAGTCGGTGAAGGACATCAAGCGACTGTCGTTCGATTACAACGAGCTGGCCTACATCGATCTGCGGGACGTGAGCGAGACGGCGATCCTGACCGCCTTCGGCATTCCCGGCATGATGGTCGGGCAGCGCTTCTCGCAGCTGCGCAACACCATGAACAACACGACCGAGCTGCGGCAATCCTTTTACCAGGACACCGTGCAGAAGCTCTGGAGCCGGCTCGACGACGTGATCACGCGCGACGTCCTCTACGACCGCGCGATGGAGTGGCGGCCCGGCTACAGCGTGGCGTTCGAGACGAGCGGGGTCGCCGCGCTCCAGGAGGACGCCGTTGCCAGGCGGGCGCACGCGCTGGAGGCGTGGAAAGCCGGCGCCATCACCCGCGCCGCGTACAAGCGGGTGGCGGGGGAAGCGGTCATCGACGGCGTTGACGACGTCTACTGGATGCCGTTCAACATCATCGAGGTGCCGGCCGCCATCGGGACGGGGAATGCCCGGGCGCGCGTGACGGTGCGTGAGCCGTTCGTGTCCACCATGGTCACTGCTCTGGGCGAGTCACGGCTCGCTGATCCCGATCTTGAGCGGCGGGCGCGTGGGCTGGTATCCCTGGAAACCCGGGGCTTGATCGAGCAACGCGCCGCGCGGCTCTACGCCAATGCCGGCGCGGCGTTCGGCCCGCTGATCTACGCCCATTTCCAGCAGCAGAAGGAGCGGGTGCTCGCGGTGGCCCAACGGGCGGCGTTGCCGGCACCGGAACGGCGCGACATCGCCGATCTGCTCGCCATCGACTGGACGGAGGAAGCGGACGAGCTCGATCCGATCATCCGGCAGCTCTGGGCACTGATGGGCGAAACGGCCGCCGGCGAGACCGCGAGCCTGCTCGGAGTGGCGGACGACGCGGTGACCTGGAACGTGAGCAACCCGTGGGTCAATCAGGTGCTGAGTCTGGTCGGGCAGCGGGTGACGGGCATCACGGCAACGACGCGCGCGGACATTCAGCGGATCGTCGGCGAGGCGCTCACCGAGGGCGTGACGATCGATGATCTGTCGCAGCGCCTGACCGGGCTGTACGAGGAAACCTACCGGGGGCGCTCCCAGACGATCGCCCGGACTGAATCGCAGGTCGCCTACAACGAGGCGGCGGTCGCCTCGTATGAGGCAGCGGGCACTGTCATTGAGGCGGAGCTGCTCGACAACCCGAAGCACACCACCGATCCCGGATCCGATGGCCTGACGTGCGCCGAGCGCAACGGCCTGATCGTGCCGCTCGCCCAGGTGCGCCAGCACATCGCGGCGGAACATCCGAATGGCAGCCTGGCCATCGCGCCAGTCGTTCAACTAGGAGTGGTCTGAGATGAGCACGCCCACGACCTACACGGTGCCGCAATCGAAGGTCTGGCTCTCGCCGGACGGCAAGGACTCGTTCTGGTTCTACGCCGGGGACGTCATCCCGATGGCGCTCGCGATCCGGATGGGAATGCCAGGCGCGGGCTATGCGGACGGACCGTACTTCTCGGCGCAGGAGCAGCAGGCCATCCTCGATCTGGCGGGATCGGCCGTGCCGGCGCAGCTGCTGACCCACTTCATCCGCGATTACGACAACCGGACCGCCGCCCCGGGCACGGAAACGACGCTCTCGATCTTCGACATGACGATCTACGGCGCGCTGATCCGGGTGGAAGAGCCGGGCAAACGGATTTCCCGGCTCGGGGTGCGGGTGACGACCGCCGTCGCGGGCGCGACCGTGCGCCTCGGCATCTACGGCATTTATCAGGGGTCCGGTTCCGGGCGAGGCGGATTTGGCACGCTGCTCCACGACGCCGCCACCGTGAGCGTGGCGACGACCGGCTTCAAGTCGATCTCGACGGTGACCTCACCGGAACTCGAACCGGGCCTCTACTGGCTGGTCGTGCAGCCGAGCGCCGGGCACAACCCGACGATCGCCGGGTTCCAGTCCACGGGCGGACAGCTCGGCACGAGCACGAGCAACGGCGCGGTCAACTCCGGCATGTCCTACAACGTCGTGACGGCCGGGCAGCCGTTCGCGGCCTCGCTCGACGGCGGAAGCCCGGACACGGTGGCCCCGCTGATCTACTTCCGTTTGCAGGATGTGTAGGACGCCGAGCTACCAGGAAGACCGCCCGAGCCGACCCCGGCTCGGGCAGCTTCGCCCATCGACTACTTCTTCCGTCGGTTGTATGGACTTTGATTGGTTGGCTTCAGCGACCGACCCGTCTGGCTCGCATGGGAATAGACGGCATCTTCTGAGCGGCCGAGCTCATGCGCAATCAAGCCAGTCGGCGTGGCTTCCTTGATGAGCTTGTCGAGCTTCTTGTCGTCTGCTGGCGTCCAAGGTTTGCCGTTGTTGCGTGGTGTCTTCATTTTTCGACTCCTGGTGAACCGTGGGGCGCTTTGCT